ACCTAAAACCTAAAACCTAAAACCTAAAACCTAAAACCTAAAACCTAAAACCTAAAACCTAAAACCTAAAACCTAAAACCTAAAACCTAAAACCTAATCTCGTAAAGCGCGGTGAGGAGAAACTCAAATTTATTTGCTTGGTGTGGGGGGGCGGTTCCCGCCCCCCCAGACCCCCCAGACCAGGGGGGCTGCCGCCCCCCTGGACCCCCCGCCAAGTTCCGCCTACGGCGGACAGTCGGGGGGTTTAGGGGTCAGTAGTCTCAATTGCATCAGTAACGAAGTTACCTGGAATAAACTTGGCGCGGTAACGACGCACAGACAAATACGTAACCGAGGTGGCCTCAGCCATAGTTGCAGCCGTAGGGGTACCCTGTTGCTGGAACAAAACGCCGTGGAACCGACGATCCGTGGCGTAATTATAGGTGTTACTAGTTGAATAAGTAGAAGGACGGCGACTGTGGATAACCACATTGATCTCACCACCCGCTGGAATAAGGAACTTCTGTCGCTTATAAATGTTGTAATGCCTGGAGAATGTAGCGTTCTGGAACGGAGTAACGCCAACAGTTGCAAAAGTGAGAGGAGCATCATACAAAGCGCCTGTATCCGGATCTTGCGCCCGGCCCTGCCGATAAAACCCACGAACATATGTATCGTTGGCATTGGACCACTCCGAGGGAAGAGGACGTGTACCACGAATATAATATGCCTCAATAATAGCATCTGCCGTGGCATGAGTATTGCGAATAGTCATCTCCATAGTACCATGCATCACCCAGAGCTTTGCCTCTTGGTAATCAGTAACGGATGTGGAATTATAATTATTCCATGCGACGGCATCCTTTTCCTTCAGAAACTCGCCCATGTCATTGGCCGTATTAAACGCATCTGAGGCAGTGCCATTCAGAGTGTTCAAACCATAACAAAGAGAATTGGATGTGCCATCCAAAGTGGTGAGAGTAGCGAAACTCCTCTTAACCAAATGGACCGTGCCCACATTACCGTTGCGAACAACTTTAAGCACACGGCGCGACCACTTGCGACGGCCCTTGGCCTTGCGCTTCTGGAACTTCGTCTTACGACGCTTCCTATAATCAGTCTTATAATCATAATGTCCGGTCAAAGGAGCAGAAGAACCGGAAGTACGCTGAGTCATCGTTTTTGTCGACGACCGCGACACACGACTGGCAACAGCGCGAGCAACTGCAGAGACTGCCGACGCGGCAGAACGTGGACCAAAGCCTACACGACGTCGGGCGTTGAAGCGTTTTTGCCACTTCACCATCCTGACTATATGCGTCCAAAGAGAAACACCCACAACCGGGGGTCACTCACGTGGTATATATAGGTGGCGTTTCCCACCGAAACCACCGATGGGGCTGGGTAATATTAACCAGCCCCATCATGCCGCTGCGCATTAACGCTAAGAACTATTTTTTGACCTACGCTCAAGCTGAACGTATCGAGTCTAAGGAGCACCTGCTATGGCATCTCCGCGACTTGGTGCCGACGCCGGAGCGCTGGGCTATTGGCGAGGAGGAGCACGCCGACGGTGGACGTCACTATCACGTGCTGCTTGGCTACGCAAACCGATTTGATCTGACCAATCAACGGTTCTTTGACTACAACGGGCATCACCCGAACATTCAAGCGGCGCGTGCGCCTACTCAAGTGCTGAACTACGTCACCAAAGACGACCCGGAACCGCTGGTCCACGGGTGGATCATGCGAGCGCGTGAGGAAGACATCTTCACTGTCGTTGCAGAGGAAATCGACCAAGGCACCAACGCGACGGCGGTCATCCAAGCTATCATGACTCGTCTGGGGACACGTGGGCTGCGACTGTACAACCAAATCAGCAACTACGTGGACCGTACCATGCGTCAAAGTGCGGTGCACCTGCCGATGAACATCTACCCGGACAACTTCGTCGTGGACGATCACCTTGGGGGCAAGATACTCGACTTCATGCTATCGATGAACGGGGAAGGACGCCGTGGGCGCAAGTCACTGTGGATGTACGGGTCTAGTCGACTGGGCAAGACTGTACTGGCGCGCTCATTGGGAAGCCACTGGTACATGAACGGGGCGTGGAACGTCGACTGCTACGACGACCGTGCCCAATACGGAGTACTGGACGACATCGCCTGGGAATCACTCAACCGTTACTACAAAGGCATCATGGGCTGCCAACTGGACGTCACCGTCACGGACAAGTACAAGAAAAAGTCTGTCATTCGTGGGGGCAAGCCAGTGATCATCCTCAGCAACGAACTGCCGACCTTTACGGTCGCTGAAGCGGCTTGGCTGGAAGCGAACGTGGTGTTCCACTTCGTGAGCGAGCCTCTCTATGAGTAACGTGCCCGGGAACCGCCGGACACTCTTTTTCCATTGATGTTTAAGCACCCTTAATTGATTGGGGAAGATAATATATATACCTAAAACCTAAAACCTAAAACCTAAAACCTAAAACCTAAAACCTAAAACCTAAAACCTAAAACCTAAAACCTAAAACCTAAAACCTAAAACCTAA